CCATGCAACAAAGGATCGTAAAACTCAGCGATGCACTATCTCGGAAGAAGTGGCAGGAATCTATTGATTTGGCCATGGGAATAGTAGGTGATTTAATCAAGGTTATGATGTTTGCAAGCAATAAGTTGTGATACAATAACCCAGTGCTGAAACGCATCTCCGAGAACCTCTCCCCTCGGATGTTGTGCCGGATTGAGCGTACAGTTCTCCGGCATTTTTTTATGCGCTACCGAACAGAAACTACATTGACGCTACAGTAAATTACCTACTCCAACTACACAGGAGCGTACAACATGAACTGTATCCAGCTTAAGCAAAACGAAGTAACTGGTTTTCTTGAAATCGTATTAGCCAAAATCCCACGCGATCAGATGCGTAATGAGTTGATGGAAGCGCACAGAGATTCATGCGCATCAGAGCCATTCGAGCAATGGTTATTCAATCTGGCTGCATCAAATTCAATATACAGCGCACCGGCTAGATATTATCTGGTTCACTAAATGCAAAATATGTCTAGCGTGAATTGACAAACAATAACGCAATCATGGTATTATTGCAAAATGCAATAGCGCGGTCATGTTCGGGAGATTACGGAATTTTTCGTACCTGAGTCATGCAGAGGCAAGGGAGAAGGAACTGCACTATTGCATGACGTGTGCGAATAGGCAGATCATAACAACCTGATGCTGATAATCATAGCCGATACGCCAAGGCTACAATCGTTCTACGCGAGGCATAACTTTGTGACCATTCAGGATGAGCCGGTTATTCTGATGATGAGGACGCCATGGACAGGAAAATAAGGTACAGCAAGAAGTACGATGCATATTACTATGTGGATACAGGAGAATGGGTTGAGCCGCGATGTTGTGATCCGCGCTGCGGGTTTTGTGCGAACAGGCCGGAAGTATTCCCGTGCAACAATTAGCGAATGCTGAGATACTTAACCCGCGAGGTGGAGAAGGGTTATCTCGCCTGCCTCATAAGCAGGAGATCGCGGGTTAGACTCCCGCCCTCGCAACCCAAAAAACTAAAACCATGATGGCCTTTCAAGGGAGGGGAAATGTCTAAGCCGAATATGTCAGCACTGCAAGCGAGTCTTGTCACATCATCCGCGAACCTTAACAAAGCAATAGAGGCAGAGCTTCACGCGCAGAACATGCGCAAAGCAGCCGAAGCCGAGTACGAAAGCGCATTTAATTCTTACAGCCTCGGCAATGCGCAGGTAATGGCCGCATCCATTTTAATTACCCCTCGCTGATGATCTCATCAGATCACCTGATTGACCCGCTTGACATCGCCTGTCATAACGAAGATCAGGCGCGCACCCGAATGATTCTGTCCGCACAATCTCAAGCATCAAAGCCAATCCCAACCAGCAAGCATTGCCTGTATTGCAGCAAGCCCACAAAGAAGGGGGCGCGCTGGTGTGATGCCGAATGCCGGGATGGGTGGGAAATTGAAAATAAGCGAAAATAACCAATATGCGCCCACTTCCATGCGGTTCAATAATAGAATATCTCGGTCAGCAAGCAATTGTAATATCCGATGATGGCGGAGAAAAAATCACCGTAAATGCAGAAGGTGAGCGGCAAGAATGGTTTTGGGAATTTGAGGGTGAATCGTGCAAAATTATCAGCATTGCCGGAGAATAGCTAAATGAGCGCAAAAAACGACCATACGGGCGATAGCCTCATATCCCGCCCAAACTCTAAGACTTTCGGGGATAACTTTGACCGCATATTCCGGAAAAAGAGCGCAGAAGAAATTAACGAAGATGTAAGCAGGTTCAATCACCATACCCATTATGATGTGCTAAATGCTCAAATAGGAAGAGCCAAATCATTGCTTGAGCTTCATGGCTACCGCGTCGAAAAGATCGAAATCTATCAGGACTGATTTACTTTCCTGCAAAATAACAATAACATGCCCAAATGGGAAGAAAATCATCACTCACGCCAGAGCAGTGGCAGGAAGTTATTAGGCGGCATCTAGTAGGCGGCGAAAGCATCCGTTCGCTTGCCCGTGAGTATGGAATAGCCGAAAGCTCTATGCGCGAATATATCCGCGCACATAAGCAAAAAATAGAAAACGCATCGAATCAAATAATTAATGCAACAAGGGCAATAAACGCCCTGCCGATTTCCTCGCAAATAACCGCGCATTCCCTCGCACAGAAAAAAATGCTGCTTCAAGATGGCGCAGCGGACGTTGCCATTGACATGCAGGCAGTAGCATCAAGAATAGGAAAGGCTGCAAGGTCGAAGGTAAACAGCATCACTGACGACGAATTGCTTGATGGCGAAATGATGAAGGGGATTATGGCTACTGCCATAGTGGTAAACAACGCAATGCGCCCAACTTCTGAATTCTTGACTATTCAGGCGAAAGAGAAAGAAGACTCTCCGCCTCCCGATCCCGATAATTCGCCAGTGAAGTTCTACATACCGAACAATGGGCGCGATTGAAACCGTAGAAATTAGGCCGCAGCCGGGAAAGCAGGAAATCTTTCTCAGTAGCTCGGCGGATATCGCAATTTACGGCGGCAGCGCAGGAGGCGGTAAATCGTTTGGACTTCTGCTTGAGCCTTTGCGGCACGTAACAACCAATCCAGATTTTTATTCCGTTTTCTTTCGCAGATCAACAACTCAGATACGCAATCCGGGCGGACTGTGGGATGAGAGCATGAAGCTCTACCCATTCGCGCAGGGTACGCCAATTCAGACCATTCTTGAATGGAAGTGGAACGGTGGCGGGCGGGTGAAGTTCGCCCATCTGGAGCATGAAAAGACCGTACTCGATTGGCAAGGAAGTCAGATTGCGCTAGTTTGTTGCGAAGTAGGAACGCTTGTATTGATGGGAAATGGGACGTACAAAAAAATAGAGCTATTGAATGTAGGAGATAAAGTTCAGACGCTGCAAGGAATTAGACCGGTCAAAGCTGTAGGCAAGCCGGAAAAGAAAGAGTGCGTACAAATTACATTGCCGAATGGCGATTATCAAATTCAGTCATCGTCGCATTCTATTTTGACTTCTTTGGGGTGGACTTCTTACGATATTGCTTGTGAATCTCTCCCTTTCCACGATATGGGGATACCCAAGAAACCCCATTTCTTTGACAAATTCTTCCAATTGTTCGATAAGAAACCCCAGTCTCTTTTACGGTATCCAAAAGAGATTTGGAGGAATCTATGGCGTAAGAAAGGATCAATTCAATCACTTTCGGATCGTCAATTTTTGTCGGTGATTTCCTCTTGTAAGGACGCACTAAGTCCGGGTAGAGATTGCGAATTGTCTCGGTATGGCATTGCAAGACTCTTGTCGCATGTTTTAATCCTCCTTCTGACAATGCTTTTTTTACTGTCTCCATTGTTACAGGCGCGCGTTTTTGCGATAGCTTTTCTGCGGCGTGTATCGCCATATGCTGAGAGCGTGTGCAAACATGTAAATTTGATATTAAATTATTTGTCTTGCACCCATCGAGATGATGAACCATCTCTTTCGCATTCAAGTAACGCCCGATATGACGCTCTACAATTAGACGGTGTTGTGGTACGAATCCAAAATGATTCGCTTTATGATGACCGGGGCATAATTCATAAACATAATCGTTATAAATTACGGTATGCCCACCCATATACGGGAGAAGAACGGATTTCGGAAGATCGCTATTATTTAAGTTCTGCATGTGTTGCTCCTGTGGGCGCTAGAGATGTTGTTCATATAATGGTGGAAGGTGAAAACCATTACATAACAAAAAGTGGCTTAGTTAATAAGAATTGCTTTGACGAGTTGTGCCACTTTACGCAAGGGCAATTCTTTTACATGCTTTCCCGTAACCGCTCTACGTGCGGAGTAAAGCCCTACGTGAGGGCTACTTGCAACCCTGATGCTGATAGCTGGGTAGCTGGATTTATCTCATGGTGGATAGATCAAAACGGATTCGCTATCGAAGAAAGAGCTGGTGTATTGCGCTGGTTCATCAGGGTGAAGGGTGAAATCATGTGGGCGGATTCGCGGGAAGAATGTATAGAGCTTTATGGCATAAAAGGGCTGGATGCAGATGATCCGAAACAATCCCAGCCTAAGAGCGTGACATTCATCCCGGCAAAGTTGCAGGACAATCCGAAGCTGATGGATGCCGACCCCGGCTATATGTCCAACCTTCTAGCGCTGGATGTGGTCAGCCAAGCGCGGCTGCTTGATGGCAACTGGAAAATCAAGTGGGACACCGGGATGGAGATATTCCGTGAAATCTCACTGCTGGATGAGAATGGTGCTGCGATTGACCCGCAGATGCACCCTGATTATGTGTACGCCACGATAGACACCGCCATGAAGGACGGAAGCAAGAATGACGGTACTTCTGTCGTTTATTGGGCGCGGTATAAGCATTTCGGCATCCCTCTGGTGTTGCTGGATTGGGACTTGAAGCAAATGGAAGGCAGTCTGTTGGAGTTCTGGCTGCCCGACGTATTCCGCAGGCTTGAAGAGTTGTCGGTGATGTTGAAAGCGCGTGGCGGCAGCATAGGCGCTTGGATTGAGGATAAGTCGAGCGGCACTATATTGTTGCAACAGTCTAAGCGCCGTGAGTGGCCTGCGCATGAAATTGACAGCAAGCTAACGGCATTGGGCAAGTCTGAGCGGGCAATATCTGTTTCTGGCTATGTTCATCGCGGGAATGTTAAAATATCCAAATTCGCGTATGATAAGGTGGTTACGTATAAGTCTGTTTCAAAGAACCATTTGCTTTCGCAGGTTGTTGGGTTCCGTATTGGCGTGGACAACAAAACGGATGATTGCACGGACGGATTTAGCTATGGTGTGGCGATAGGATTGGGGGATAGCGATGGATGGTGATGCGTTTATGATGTGGTTGTGCATTGTGACGTGGCCTATTGGTGTACTTCTCTTTTATTTGTCTGAGCGGGAAAAGATATTGTTTGAGCGCGAATTGGAGAGAATTTTACGTGATTGAACACGACGCCAAGTTATGCCCATACTGCCAAGGAACGGGCACTGACGCATCCGGCGAGGATGCTTGCCCGGAATGTGATGGAACCGGCTACATCGAGCTAGTCCGCCATAATCCAGAGAAGGCGAAGAAGAAAGAATAGAAATCAAATAATGTCCCGGCGTGATGCTGGCACGAGGTAAACAATATGTCAGACATAGTGATCGGCAACGGCAGTATTGGGCTGGGCAGCAATCTTGACAAGCTTATGGCATACGACGCGCCCGGTGGAGAGCTGTCGTATGATATGTGCAAGATTATTTTCACAGATCATGTGTTGGGCGAGAAAATAGCCTGCCAGCCCATCAAGCTAGCAATGTCGCAGCGGCGAGAAATCAGCATACCGGACAGCCCGGAATCGTTCGTCAAGGACGCTTTTGAACGCGAATGGGATGCGCTCAAAATTGACGATTCGATATTCCAGACTTGCACGCTCAAGCGGGTCTATGGCGTGGCTTCGGTTGCGGTTGGTGCGGTTGATGTTCCAACTACCGAGCCGCTGGACATGAGCAAGCTGGCAGATTACCAGCTTTATTTCAACTCATTCGACCCGCTCAATACTGCTGGTTCGATGGTTTTGAACCAGAATCCAAACTCTCCAGACTTCCTGAAATGCACGATAGTTTCAGCCGCTGGGCAGGAATACCATTTCAGCCGCACATGCGTGGTGCAGAACGAGATACCCGTATATCTGAGCTTCACATCCTCCACCTTCGGTTATAACGGACGCTCAAGCTATCAGCGCGCCCTGTTCAGCCTCAAGAGCTACATCACTTGTCAACTTTCGGCAAACTTTATCGCGGAAAAATCTGGCGTACTGGTGGTGAAGCGGAAAGCGCCGGGTAGCATTACGGATGCAATCGCCGGGAAGGCAAATAACCTGTTCCGCAATATTTTCAAGTTTTCAAAGACGAATAGTGTTATCTCCGTAACCCCAGACGATAGCGCGGAATCGCTCAATCTGACTAATGCGGACACCGCAATCAAGGCGGCGAGGGACATCATCCTAGAGGACATCGCAAACGCCGTGAGCATGCCTGTAAAGCTGTTCAGCGATATTTATGCGGCTGGGCTGGCGAACGGGACAGAAGATTTCAAGGCCACGATGCAATACATCAACGGCATTCGGCAGGACATGAAACCGTTGTATGACTTCTTCGATAGGATCGTGATGCATCGCGCATGGTCTCCGGCGTTCTACGCGAGAGTTCAGCGCGAGTTCCCGGAAGAGTATGGCGGGATGAGCTACGAGGCGGCATTCTCAAGCTGGCGCAATAGCTTTACGGCTACATGGCCCAGCATGATGATGGAGACGGATGAGGAAAAGTCGAAGCTGGAGAAAGTGCGCCTTGATTCGATCATAACGCTGTTGGAAAAGCTCCTGCCATCGCTAGACCCTGATAATTCCGCCACTCTGATAGAATGGGTGCAAGACAACCTTAACGGTCTTAAAACGATGTTCAGCGACCCTCTGGAGATTGATCCTGATTTGCTGGTAGCGCATCTGGTTGACAAGTTGGAGCGCGAAAAGACCACAGCACAGAACCCGATGGGCGCAATAGGGATAGGAGAGTAGACATGTCGATAATGCAAGAGGCGCTAGAGATTGCGCGCAGACTGGCTGGTGATACTGTTCGCGCAGATGCGGACAAGTGGATCACAGTTCACCCGAATGGTGAAGGAAGCACTGGCACGCCCGCGCTAATTGGCGAAGATGGCACAGTCAAGGCTGGGATGGGCGGCAAGTTCGATGGGAAGAATATCAAGGATGCGCACGGCACGAAGAATTTCACCAGCGGCGAGACTAACGCAGAAACGGAATCTAGGAATAAGCCGCAAAGCTCTGCAAAGCGCGAATACACTCCAGAGCATAGAGCCGCACAAAAAGCCGCGCAAGAGTCGGTGAAAGCATTGCCATCGCACGCTATTGAACATTATGCAAAAGAGCAAGGGATAAGCCCCGATGAGGCAAAGAAAGCATTGTTGTTGGAAGCAAATCAGAATAGCGCGAAGAGCGCCGAGACTGTGGCCAAACTGTCGCAAGTACAAAAGCCAGTGCCACAAGAAACGCCAAAGCCTGAATACAAGCAAGCCCGCCATATAAGCGAAGGAATACCGGAAGGCCAGTCCAAGGTCTCCGACCCGAAATATGGCGATTCGCACGATATGTCTATTGTGTGGGAGAATGAAAACTCCTACGGCATCCCTGATCCTAATTACATGGGAAGCGGGTATTACGCTCAACACCGTTGGGCGAAAGGCGAAAATGTAAGCAAATCAAAATACATTTTCTTGCCGAAGTCGCAAGTAACCATTGAAGGTGAAGGCGCTAACCGCAAGATCGTCGCAATGAGTGACTGGCTTGCCGAACAAAAAGGAATCAGCACGGAAGGAACCAATAAGAAGCAATCGGAGCGAGACGAAACTGAAGCCGCTATTCAGGCATCAGCAAACAAGCGATATGATGATTTGATTGCTCATGCGAAAGCTAATGGTATCAAGGGTGCTCGTTCAGGTATGCGTACAAGCACAATACTGGACAAGTACAAGGAAGCCGGAATAGAGCCTCCAGATTCGCACAAAGAAGGCGCGACACCCAAAGCGCCGGAATCGTCTGAGGTAAAATATCATGCCATACCGGGGCGCGGTAAGGGCGCAATTCTGAATGTTCCTTTTGCCAATAAGGACGAAGCCAAAGAAGCAGGGGCGCGTTGGTCACCTGACCTGAAAAAGTGGTACTTCCCGGAAGGCTCCGAATTTCCGAAAGCTCTTGAACAGTGGCGCATGGATAGCGAAGTAAGGGCGGATGCCGAAACCGAGCCGGATTATTCAGAGGAAGAAATTGCGCACATGAACCGCGATAACCCATCCCGCCGCATCACCGGAACCGTAACGCCGATATAGGAGAGCAGAAATGACCGATCAGCAGCAAAAAGAATTTGAAGCAATCACTCGCCCCGTAATCGAATGGCTGAACGCGAATTGCCACCCGCACGTTACAGTGATTATTGATCCGACGAGTGCGGTACTCAGCGAGGGGTCTATCGCGTACACAACGAACGACTATTTGCGCGACTGATGAAGCCTCGGACGTTCAATCAGGTAGTGCTTTCCGCGATAGCCGATCTATCAGAGTATGGCTTCGATAGCCTTCACCGTTTGGAGCGGTGGCAGCGGGAATTGACCTATGCGGCAGAGCGACAAGCCAAGAGCGATATGGCGGTAGATGAGCGTCTGAAAGAGCATCTAGGCAGAATATACGCCCAGCAGATCACCAAGGGCGGCATCCTCAAAAGGCACAAAATTGAGGCGTGGACTCTGGAGAAGGTCAAGCCATCGCTACGCAAGGAACTGGATCGCCGGATTATGGCATCCGCCCAGCTAATCAAACTAAACCGCCAGCAGGCCATACTCAAGACATTGCAAAGATTTAGCGGTTGGAGCACATCTTTGCCAATGGGGGGCAGCGAAGCCGTGGACAAGCGCGGCGAGGCTGAAAATATCAAGAAGAGCATCAAGCAGCTACCGTACATCGAGAGGCGCTGTATTCTGGATCAGAGCGCCAAGTTAAAGGCATCCCTAGATAGCATCATAGCGACCGATAACGGGGCTATAGCCGCTATCTGGCATAGTCGGCATAGTGCAAATTATGATAACCGTCCAGAACATTTAAAGCGCGATGGTAAGTTGTACTTTGTCCGTGACAACTGGGCCATTTCAAAAGGCCTAGCTAAATTGGCTGGACACGAATACACGGATCAGATAACGCAGCCCGGAGAGGAAGTCTATTGTTCGTGCAGCTATGTCTACCTGTATAATTTGCGCTCTTTACCCGACGAATGTATTACAATCGCTGGCCGTGAAATTTTAGCCAAGTGAGAGGATGATATGACCACATGCACCAACGAAGAAGCATCGAAGATGGTTTGCCCGATGGCGATAAGAGTGTGCGCAGGTGCGCGATGCATGGCTTGGCAGGCTTCGTCCATTTCCGATGGCGGGAGCTGCGGAATGGTTCCGTCAACGATGGGTGTCGGGATGCCATTTGTATCGGGCGAACTTGACGGAGAATACAAAAAAGCCAATCCGCAAATATTAGCGGAGCGCGCACACGCCAAGCGCGGCATGCCAGCTAAAGAATAACTCAGGGGGAGCACTCTCTATGTCGGGGTTGCTACCCGATTAACGCCATTACTCCCTAACCGTTGCCTCCCTAATGATTGTGCATAAGGTGGCGGCATGGGCAAACCAAGCTCCTTAATTCGTAAAGGTAAGTTTTGGAATAGCTAACTCGCTCGGGGAATTTGTTTTGAACAAAATAGAACTGCCATCCATTCACGATGAGGACAACGCGAAATACATAGCGTGGCTCCATCGTGAGGTAGGTGGAAGATCGGCGCGTAAGATGTACGAAAAGCACTCAATCCCGCTTCGGATGTTCGCTGATGCGATGTGCGATAAAGCCGGGATTGTGCGGCATTGGTACGAGAGAACCTATTGCGGGATTAGCTGTTCATGAAGTCCGGCAATCTTCCAGCGATATAATTCTTCCTTGTTGCCTTTCTTCCGCGCCTTGCCGATGCACTGTTACGCTCCATCTCCTTTGCGCACTTGGCGTGATCGGTTCCTTTGCCTAAAGGATTATTGCAGATAATGCATGTGCGCAGCCTTGTTATTTTGCCGAGACGCATGGTTCTTCCCTTATTTCATCTTTTGGCACAAACGCACCGCACGAATCGCCAATGCGCAGCCATGCCATATCAAGAGTGCCATTGCTCCAGTCTCGCTCAGATGCTCGATGGCACTCTGCGCGGCGGTTGCAAGTAATGTCTTTGCAGCCGGTCATAATCCACCCACTGACAAATAAGCCAGAATAAAGCAGAAAAAGAAAGTGACCGGATAAGCCCACCATGGAAACTCCGCCGACTTCCATTCATCGGCTATCTGGTGGCGGGTATAGCTTCCGGTTGCCTCTCCGATGTTACGGAAGCAGCGGTCATGCCCTGCGTTGATGGATTGCTTGAAAGCCTTATTGCGCATTTTTCTCTCCCATTGTGAATGATGATACTGCCCGCCTGAGTCCTTCGGATACGTTCCCGTTTCCTATTTTGCGGGCCTTGGCGCGAGTTTCTTTGTCGAGAGAGACATTCACCCGCGAAGTTTCTTTTGCGCCGTCTAGCGATGGCCTGCCGCGACTTTGTTGCCCCTCAATCTCTTTAAAAAATGACTTAATGTGAGCGAAGAAAAACCCGGTCTTATTATTCGATTCGCACATTCTCGACCATACTTCGGACGGGATTCGATAATGCTTAATGCCACTTTTGGGGCATGTGGCAATTAGCAAGTGATTGTTGTGGTCAAATTGAAATTTCATGATTCGCGCTTTCCGAAAATAGCTTTCTTTGGGTTGATGAATGTTCCGGTTCTAGGTCGAAACGACACAGGAATGCTTATATATCTACGTAAGGAAATAGCATCCTGAAATGAATATTTAGCATGCACCAATACGCTAGAATCGTACATATTGTCATAAACTTTCATTACTCGATACCTCGCTTGCCCTGTAAGAGGATTATCTGATGAGCGATATACCAATGCGCGAAATGGATATTCTTTCATTTTATTTCCTCCCCTTGCTTATTGTTGATCCGTTGTAATGCTTTGCGATTATCAGGTTGATCTTTTCCAGCAAATCCGCACGCTTGAACCACAAGTGAAGATTGCCGTTCTTGAATGCCCTGGCCTTGATATAATCGCACTCGTAAACATCGCCATTCTGGAACGAAGTATTCATGGCGCATGATAGCTCTCGCGGATTGTGCTTCTTTCCGTCCAGCACCTTTAGCGCTCTGTCAATGTCGTTTAGTTCGTCTTCGCTTCGTCCATAGCGAAGTTGCTTGCCGCGCGACCATCCAGATTCGATGGCGCATTCAATAATGATTTTTTCTCCCACCTTGAATATGTCGTTTGTTTTGTAATGCCCGGACAAGCGACGAAACACATTGACGATCCCATCGTTGAACATCTGCTCGGCATTGTTCGTCAGGTCGATAAAGGTCGATCGGATATTCTGCATGTTGAACTCTGGCGGATTTTCGGCTATGTCCTTGTCGAATCGTTTGCGTGATTCGGCATCCATAAGCTGCATGAACCCGGTGCGCTCGAATGCTTCGCGCCAGAACGAGCGATCAATGTCTTTTATCGTTTCATTGATGCCGTTTCGAGGCATGGATTCGCGATGGAGGCCGTAGCGCGTATAGCGCTTCAATTCATCGTTTGTGCGCTCCCCTTGCTTGTAATAATCGGCCAGCATCATGATTATTTTTTCTCGCGCATCGCAATAGTCCCGCATAGACTTCTGCACCGCTACGTCAGTTTCGAATATGCTCATTTCTCATCCTCATCAGCCTGAATCTGCATAAGCACGTTATGGCGATCATCCTCAATGCCGGTAGCGCAGCCGATATAGTTTGAAACTGGCTCGATAATCGCGTCAAAAATTTGCAGCAGGTCGCTAGGTTGCGCTTTCGTGCGGATATAGGCTAGAACTTCGTCGCGGCTCATTTCTTTTTCCTTGGTGCTCATGCTTTAATCGCTACATCGCAAGACCCGCAGCAGTTGTAAACATGAAAGCCGATAAAACCATCTTCGTTTATTGCTGTAATGTAGTCTCGTGATTGCTTTACAAGCCACAAACCTTGAAAGCCCAGAGTGTGTTCTTTGCAGCTTTCATCCCATTCAGTCTTGTGCTCTGATGCCGGTGTAAACTTTGGGCTTTGCAAGAATTCGGTTCCGTCAGTCATTCCGTCGAACTTGCTCTTTACACGAATAAACAGATTTGCTTCATTCTTGCGGATAAAGGCTTTCAGTGTTGCGAGTGTTGGATTTTTCATTTTCGCTGCTCCCGTTGCGTTGTCGATTGGTGCATTATATACACACCAATTTATAACGCAAGCATTATTTTCAATCCCCGTGCATATAATGAAACGCTAATATAACTGCGCATCGCTTGCATTAGGAAATATGATGATGTAATATTTGCAGAATCAATCGCGGTGGTGTGCTAACGGCAAGCAGTCTGGCTCATAACCAGAAAACATGGTTCGATTCCATCGTCCGCAACCAAACAGGAAATATTGCACTATGAAATTTATATCGCTCCCCACATATTCATTATCCAGTTATTCACTGGAGGATAAAACACGCGGGGATTGATGTTGTAGCAAGCTGAATTTAGCGCCCTGTGTGATGAAAGTCCGCAGGGCGTTTTGTTTTGGAAGTGAGGCGAATATCAGTTAGGTCGCCACGGTCTGTAAAACCGTAGTCCGCTAGACGGGGTGCTGGTGCAACTCCAGCCGCTTCCACCAGATTACTCCGAGTCGCCTAGATGATTATGGCACCTGATTTGGGATCAGGAATAACGTAGGTTTGAATCCTGCCTCGGAGACCAATTGCAATGCCCCGGTGGCTAATGGAAACGGCACACCTACGATGCTTAGAACGTCGGCTTTTCAGGGTTCGACTCCCTGCTGGGGCACCAGTTATGGCGGGTACTGAGGTTGGCTCCTCACACAGTCTTGAAAACTGTAGTAACCAGTGATGGTTAATCGTTCGATGCGTATTACCCGCCGCCAGTATTGGAGAATTAAGCCGTGAGGTCACGGCAGGCGTTTGCTAAACGTACTGTTCCGGTAACGGGATGGCTTTCGAGTAGTCAATTCTCCGCCAGAATGTGCATGTGGCCTAAATATTAGACTTTCCTAACATTCTAATATTGTGTATAGTTGCGCTAATTAAATCTTGTCATGCCGTGAGGCAACGCAAACATGATTAAAGCCGCAGGAATCCTTTTTTGCACTCCAGATCGTAAGATTCTCTTGCTCAAGAGGTCTGGCGAAGGCGACCACGCAAGAGAGTGGGCATTAGCTGGCGGAGGTATCGAAGAAGGCGAAACACCAGAGCAAGCCGCGCTTCGTGAGTTATCCGAAGAATGCGGCATGAAGTACGAAGGCGAACTCTCGCCGATATTCCACACCGATGACGGCAATGTTGATTACACGACATTCGTCGCGCACGTAGAAGAATTCACACCAAAGTTGAATGATGAACACACTGCATTTATGTGGTGTGATGCTGATGATATTCCGAATAAGACGCATCCGGGCGTTAAGGCGTTACTTGATAGCGAGGAAGTAAAATCAGCATTGGGCGATGGCGAAATATACGCCGATGCCACGTTCAAAGAATCAGATCACCCACGCGCAGAAGATGGAAAGTTCGGTAGCGGTGGAGCTGGCGCGCCTAGCAATGACTTAAAAAATAAAGTAGACAAGCTTGTCAATAAAGAGATCGGCGGGATTACATATTTCCGCCCACCAGAAACAAAAAGACAAAAAAAGGAATTCATCAATTCGTTGGGGCTAGATACGGAAGAAGAAAAAGAGCAGGCAAGGTCGTATCTACAAGGCATAATCCATAAAAAATCATCTGAGGACGAGATAAAGCGTCAAGAGCGGATAAGGCAAGGAGAGGAAATAGAAAGAAAAAAAGCCGAATACGCGAATTCAGCAGAAGGTCGCGCAGAAAAAGCTATTTCAGAAAAGAAACAATATGGCGCAGCATCTGATTTTCTTAGCGATGAGCAAAAAAAAGAAATCCAGTTTTATGAAGGGGATCGGTTTTCTGTAAACGCAGAAGGAAAGAATCAGGTTGTTAATTCCATACAAAAAGAAGCAGAAAAGCGCGGTCTAAAAATTGAAAAAGTAAGTGAGTCACAAGAAGGGAAAAGCAAAAGCTTATACATACGCTCTGGCGATAAATTGATCCGTGTTTCAGATCACGAACTTCCATTAACCGCAGCGCGTGAACATAATCGCGCTCAAGGATTGACCGGAGTATGGGATAAGGAAGTCATTATTTCCGATTGGAAAAATACCCCGATTGAAGATTATTTTAAAGAAATAGAATCCACGCACAAAAACGATTCAGAAGTCCGCGCCGACTCTGCCGAAGTCGTCACCGAAATGGACATAGCCAAGCGCATCCGCGATAAAGAATTGACAAGTCCGCAAGAATATAAGAATATTATGATATTCGCATTGAGAATATCAGGGACTGGCGTAGCGTACCGCTCAAAACTGAACGAATACGTTGATCGCCCGAAGGAAGAATATCTCTGTGATGAGTTTCTGGAGCGATGCAACGGGCTTCCGGTAATCTGGGTACATCCGCCAAAGGATAAACTCGATACCGAGAGTTTCGCGGAAAAGGTAATCGGCACAATATGCCTGCCGTACATTGAAGGCGATGAAGTTTGGGGAATCGCCAAGATTTACGATATGGATGCCGCCGCAGAAATGGCGAAGACTCAATTGAGCACAAGCCCATCAGTAATATTTGACGATGGCACGAACACAAAGATCATGCTTGCCAACGGTGAGCATATCTTGCAAGAAGGCAAGCCGAGTTTGATTGACCATTTAGCCGTAGTACCCAATGGCGTATGGGACAAAGGCGGCGAACCATCAGGAGTTTTGTTAGAAACCGCTCATGCTGAGATAGCAGAAGCAAGTCGCGCAGATTCAGCCGGTCAGTGCGATTATTTAGTTAAGGAGGAAACCATGGCCGAAGAAACTACCGCAGCAGCACCAGCCGCCGCACCATCCGCAGAATCCGAAATGCTAACCTTGCTCAAGGGCGTGGCCTCCAAGCTGGAAGGCATGGAAGGTCGTCTGGCGAAACTCGAAGGCATGGAAGTGAAAGAAGCCGCCGAGATCGCCAAGCCTGACGCCGTTGCCACTATGATGAAGCCCGTTCCCGAAACCGCCGCCGACAATATGGCCGCTGGCGCTACTGCCGCCACTGAACCTGATCCTGCCGTTGTTGCTGATCGTGCCCGTCTGGATGCGGTGGAAAAGGAACTCGAACAGTTCCGCGCTGATGCTGCCCGTGCCGACAATCAGGAAGAGCGCGGCAAGCTGCTGGAAGCCCAAGCTAAGGCCGATAGTGTCGAGCAGTGCTACGGCGACAGCGCCCGCGCCCCTCTGCGTGGCGAAACGGTCAATGAATACGAGCTGGCTACAGTCAAGAAGCATCAGGCGCGCTCTAAGCGTTGGTCTGGCGTCGATCTGGCTTCCATCAAGGATGAATCGGCATTCGCCATTATCCGTGATGAAGTGTATGCCGATTCGATCAAGGCCGCGCATAGCTGCACAGGACTTGCTGATGACGTTATTGTACCGATTAAGACGGTTGACGGCGGATGCACTACGACCGTTTTCCGTGGCAAGCAAAGCTTCATAAAGAGCATGAGTCAAAAACCGATGTAGATTTGAATTAATGCCCCGCTGAGAAGCGCGGCAAATTTAAAGGTTAAGTGACTTTTAAAATCCGGCACAAGGAGAATCACCATGGCTACACCAGCACTTCCGTTTAACCCGTATTCCACTACCAACGTAGTTGGTTCGTTTCAAGCTCAATCTGGCGGCTTCATTCAGGGTATCGCACGTCCCGATCCTGCCGTACAGAATGAACTCGCTGCCGGTATTCTGGCATCTACCGAAACCATCCCGATGTGGGGCGGTGTAGGTATTCAGGAATTCATCCCTTCGTCAACTGCGCAGACTGGCGGCAATATTGTTCGTGCTGCCAGCAATACGGTGATTACCGGCTTCTCGGTAAGCAACCAGAATACTGCCGCACTTAAAACGCCACAAAGCGAAGTTGGCGTAACTCTGTCAGGCGGGCAAGTAAATTTCTATCGTTTCGGCTCCGGCGCTCGTATTGCTGTTGCTTGCGATCCGACTCTTGCGGCGGCATTGCTGGCCGGGACTGTGGCGGTGAATGGTCAGGTATCGTGGGATTTCACCAATCAAAAGCTAATTACTTACGATGGCGGTGTCGGCGCTTTGAACTGCGAAGTTCTGCAAGTCAACTCCGGCAATAGCATGATTGCTGTATATACCGCGTTGACTAATACCTGCAATTGGAACTATAGCGGTTCCGTCGCCATCATCAAAATCTAAGGAAGGGGTAATACACCATGGCAATTAACGTACAAAGTTGGGTTAAAACAAATCCATCGGTCGATATTCCCGGCCTTATCATGCCGTTCAGCCAGCCATCCGGCGCATTCAATGCGCTGAGTGGTTCGGCTCCGGAAGTTCGTGTGGGCGATGAGGACTTGGCTGTTTATGTCCGCAATCTGAATATCCGCACCGCAACACTGAGCGGTCAAACCGGCTCGAACCAGATGCCCGGCGTGGATATTGACGCAACATACAAATCCACGCCGACTTACCTTTTGCGCAATCGGGTCGAATTTGACCACCACGAAAGCGCACAAGCTGGCAACTGGGGTTTCCCAATTGACGCCGCTTACACACACGGAATGAATCAAGGATTCTTCCAGCAAATGCGCGTTGCGAACCTGTACGGAATGACTCCCAGCAACGGCGAGGGCTTGCTGAACACTGCTGGCGCAAGCACGACTACATTGCCTGCTGACCCGTTCAACAATACCACGTTCAGCACTTACGACAACGGAGCGACGTATCAATTCCTGCTCCAGCAAATCCGCCAACTGATGGCGCAAACTTATCAGTTCGGTGTTGAGCAGCGTTGTGTTGTGCTTGGCCCGATGCGCGAGGTTACGCTGTGGCAAACTGCCGTGGTGCAATTGACCAGCTATCAGCGCGAAGGCGCAGGTTCCGATACCATCGCATCCGCAGTTAAGGACGTGATGAAGAAGAGCGGCGTTGATGTGCAATTCTGCTATGACGATACGCTGATCGGTAAAGGTGCTGGTGGCAAGGATGCAATCGTTATTACCTTGCCTGACATCGAAGTGCCGAAGGTTATCAGCCAAGTGAATACCAACGAATTCGCCAAGCTGCAACCTTCCATCACCGGCTGCAATGTGATGTATCAAAATGTAGCTATGCCGACACAGAAGCGCGTGAATCTGTCGATGGGCTTCGTGGAAATTATGAGCGAAATCCGCATTACCTCTGGTTGGGGGCTTCGTGCGGAAGCAATCCTGATCCT